CAGCGGGCGGCACGCTTGTCGCGTAAATCTTTGTATTCTGACGTAAGTTTAGGGCTTGCCCGCAATCAGAGCAAGTGTCTGCGGCTAATTCAGCCTCATTAAGATCGTATCCGCAATGTGCGCATATCACTTCAACTTCATGCTTGGGGTCTATCGCATCGCCCAGTTGTACTGCATCTTTTACTATTTTCATGCTGCTATATCCGTCCAATTTGGTGTTTGGCTGTCGTCTACATCTACCCAGCCTGCATTCTGATTCGGTACGATTTCACCCCAGACTAATACAGTTCCAACTCGTCCTGTGGCTTGTACACCCAGTGGGTAAACCTTCGCCCCTGCGGTCTCGGTTGTCTCGCCTAGTGCTGTAGTGCCCTGAACGCCTGTTACGTTGACATTCTGTTGGAGCAGGACCGTAATATTGCCCAGTGTAGCGGTGGCTTGTAAGCCTGTAGCATCGAGTGAGGAATCTCCGATTATTTCTACGTTGCCCGCTGTGCCTGTAGCAACTACGCCTGTGACGTTTATGGCTACTGTAGTTATCGGTCCTGCTGTGCCTAATGCCCCAGTACCCTCAACGCCTGTAACCGCGACAATAGCGTCGGCTTCTACTAGTGGGGTTCCGATCTCGCCTGTAGCTGCATTGCCGAGAGCTTCTATCGCTCCATCGCCATTAACTGCAATATTGCCAAGGGCTGTGGTCGCTTCAACCCCTACAGGGAATACACCAACACCCTCACCTACAGTGACCGAACCTACTGCACCTATGGCAGCAAGACCTAGAGATTCACCCCAAGCCGCTTGTCCCCAGACTCCACGACCCCAACCACCCAAATAAACCGTGGCGTTCCAGACCGTGTATCCCGTCTCACCTGTAGCACTAAGCCCAGTAACCAAGACGTTTGCATTTGCTTGAGCAACGGCTGTGCCTAGAGCCGTAGTAGCTTCAACACCCGTAAGGGTAACAACTGCATTACCTACAACACCTACTGTCCCTACAGCACCGGTACCGATTGGCAGAGCATTACCTTCGCCCCACGAATCTGTACCCCAAGAGCTGTATCCCCAACCGGAGAGTGGGACCGTAACGTCAGTCATAGCACCCTACTCTTAGGCGATACGGATAATCGCGTTGCTCGCATCAGCGGCAGGGAACACAACAGTAAAGTCACCCGCAGTAGAAGTTTTATCAGAGCCAAAGTCCAGAACTGCAACAGCAGGATCGGTGACACCGTCCGCCAAATAAATCAAAGCACCGCGAGCCGTAATAGTCGCTGTAGACCAAGTAACGTCTGCAAAGTCCAAAAACGCTGTAGTGCCGCTTGAAGCAGGGTTTGCTGAGATAACTAGTGTTTCCCCACCCGCACTGTAGCCTGTGCCTGAAACTTCGTTAGTTACCGAATACGCAGTAGTAGTCGCATCCAAAGTAGCTGATGAAGTGTATAAAGCAATCTTAAATACTTGTGACGTGCCGCTGCTAAAGTCGAAAGTGCCATCAAGCACGCCAACTTTGAACGATGTAACCATAGCTTGTGTGATAGCCATTTCTCTTTCCTCTTAAATTAACGCGGTTCAATCCTGACCTGACCGGAGCGGTACATGTCTTCCCGCATCTTGCCATCGCCTAGGTTCTTCAATAACGCCATAGCGTCGATATACATCTTCTGATACAGAGCCACCATATCCGGCTCACCCTTACTAAAGCGAATGGCCTCGACCAAAGCGCCGTTAAGCAGTGCAGAGTCAAATTCGTCGCCTAACCATGTAGTACCGGCAGTAACGATAGACTCTGGATAATATCCGTAATGCAACTCAACCTGATAGGAAGCGTCAGGTGTTGGGCCTATAATGAACGCTGTGTCGTCAAAGACTCCGTAGTGCTTGGGTGCGCCAGTATCCGTAGGGCCGGGGTATGCTTCTCGTATGAAGTTAACGTCTTTGTTCAGCAAGTAGGAATAGTTCCCGTCACCGTCAATAACCGCCAAAGAAAACGGATACAAGAAGTCCGTAGGATACACCAAATACTTGTTTCCAGAAGTCAGGTTGCCCGTCTGGTTTTTACGCAAAGCAGGAATCTGAACAGTGTTATATATCTTCTGCTCGGCCTGCTGCGTGAACATAGCTAGCTGGTCATCGGTAAACGACTGCTCGCAAATGTCCTCAATATTGGTTTTAAGCTCGGTGTAATTCACCTGCTACTCCTTAAGCCATTGGGCCTCGGGCCATAGTACCTTTGGTTGCCGCACCGACACCGCGAACTTTAACACCGCTAGTCTTCATATCTTTAGGCGGTTGGTTGCAGCAATCAGCGACGCTGTACTTTACTGGCTCGTTAGGAAACTCAATTACCTTCGGAGCTTTTACGTTTGATCGTGACTTCATTTTCATTTCTGTCTCCTAGCTCGTAGTTACTGTTACGGTCCCTACGGCGCCTCTTCCTTCCAAATTGTCTGGCGTAAGTCCAAAAGGATCGTTTAGTCCTACTGGGTCCCATCCCCATTGAATATCCCTACTAGCTACCAATTCCGCTGAATCTGGTCTGGGGTCCCGTAGCGCCTGTGGGTCTTCTACTGGGAATTCCCCTAGTCTGTTCTGGGGTTGGTCTGGGTTCCAACACTCGGGGCATGCCTTGATGTTGGTCCTATTGCCCTTGATGACTAACTCTTTGAGTTCCCTAAGTTTATACTGAAACCCGCAAACATCACAGATGGCAATCGCTTTTTGGCCTGACGCATACTTGTAGCTCATGCCTACCTCACGCCATAAATACGGGGCACTAAACTAAGCGCCGCCTTTTCCCTATCCTCACCTGCCGCTAGCTCAAACTGTCGCTCGTACTCTGTCTGTAACATTGGAATACGGGGCATTAAATCGGGGTCTTTCTGCGCTATATAATACGCAAGTCCTGCAACGAGGCAGGGAAGGAAACGGAAGTTAATATCTGCGGTTTGAACACCGCTACCCGCGTCCTCAATACGGCGCATGCGCCAGTACTTTAAAACATAGTAGGGCGACGCTAGCGTCCCCTGATCCGGCACAGGCCACACTGTGGCTGTGGGGTTGACCTGCCCTCGGTCTATATACAACTGAATGGGGCGGCCCTGTGAGAGCTTGTTAGGGATACTGGAGTAGGTAGAGACACTGATACGCGTGATGTTCAGGTCAGACTGGGTAGTGATATTCCCGTCGCCTGTGCGCACTACGTGCTCTAATAAATCTATAGTGTCGGCTGGCAGGTCGTATGTGGCAGTGCCTTGAGCAAGGTTTAGTGTGCCTTCCTCGATAGTCCACATGTTAATGCCGCGATTCTGCCACTCAATGGTCAGCAGGTTCATAGATCGCCGCGCTGTGCGCAGGTCGTATCCAGATCGCATTTCCCTACCGGCACGTTCCCACGCTTCTTCCGCAATCTCGGTGAAGTCTAGGTTAAACGCTGTAGTGCCAGAAGTTGCCATTATTTCTTCCTTTTCAAAGGCTTAACCCGCTTGGGCTTTCCTGCCGGTTGCCCTAAGCGCTTCTTCTGCGCTATACGGGACTTCTTTTCTGCCGCTGTCATTTCACCAGAGGTCTTAGGCGTTTTACTGGAGACACGTTTGGTTGGTCTACAGTACGGGGTTCCCCGCTTCTCGCCCTCTTTGCGGCCACAGGCTTTGCCTGTACGGACATCTTTCCAGTCCTCTTTGAACCAACGCTTTAGCGCGGCTCCTTTTTCTGTCTTACGAACGGCCACTGGCTTTCTTCTTCCGGCATTTGGCTATAGCACCCGAGGCGTACGCAGAAGGGAAGACTTTGTACGATGCCTTCACCTTGCGGTAGCAGTCGTCTTTGACCGTGCCGCCCTTACTAAACGTAATGGGCTTCATTTTGCCCATGCCTCGGCACTTCATCATACCATGCGCCCTTTAGTGCGGCCTCGGATAGCACAACCGTCACCAACACAGCCGCCTTTTTTGAACTTGGCTGTGACATCCTTAGAATAAGCATAGGGTGTTTCTGTTTCAGAAACTATGTTGCCCTTAGACCTACGCGCATCCATAAGCGCACGTATAGGGTCTTTAGACCTGCCCGGAATATTGCCCTCTTTAACCCTTTCCCCAGCCTTTTCTTCTGCTCGAGTTAGTTCACGAGTTGTCGGCGCGCCTCTACCCGGTTTGCCTTTTCTAAGCTGTTCCTCAGTTTTTTTCTTTCCACCAGCAGCCATAATAATTCTCCTTAGCGCATCTTACAGTTAGTGCGACCACGCTTTGCACAACCGTCGATCTTGCCGCCTCTCTTGTAGGCCGAGTTCTTAGTCATGCCGCCCATCATCATTTTCTTAACAGGCATTTCAGTCATTCCGCCCATGTTCATTCTTTTAGTTCCGCAACCAGCCATACCCCCGCTCCTGAACTTACGGCCTTTATCGGCCTCAACATAATCTTCCCCCACACTTTGTGGGATTCCTACCTTCTTGGCAAACTTGGGGTTATTCGCCACCGCTGCCATCAGGTTGTGTTGTTTTTTGCTCTTGCTTGGCATCTTTCTTACCGCCTTTAATGCTAACTAAAGTGGGCTTTGGTTCGTCCGTCTCTTCTTCGTGAAAAGCTTGTAGAGCAAATGCAAACTCTAAAACCTCTTCTGGAGTCCAACGCCCCTTAGAATAACTCAAAATGGCTAATGCTACGTCTACCATCGAGTATTCTAAGTCTTTCATTTAGTTACCATTTTACCTTATCCGCCCAGTAGGCTGCGCTCATCTTACCCTTGGCAATGTTCTTACCGTGTCGGGCTTTAAATGATTTGCGCTTGGCCTTCATTCTAGCAGACTCACCAGACTTCGGCTTACCAGCAGTAGACGCGCCTTGCTCGCCAAAACGAATAACTTTCTCCTTCCCACCCTCACAAGCCTTAACTACATGAGACTTTTTGGGGTGCGAAGGAGTCCGCTTAGGCTTATTACAAGCCATTTTCGATTTGTCTACTCGACTAGCCACAGAACACCGTCACATTAGTAATGTTGGTCAAGGTCATAATAGCAAAGTCCGTCTTGCTGCTACGGGTAGTTAGAATACCAAGATCAGGAATCGTAACACTATCCGAGAAAGACGCTGCCGAAGTAGGCGTGTCAATCTGCAAAAGCAAAGAACCGTCGGTGCTATTTACGTTGAACTTGATAGAGCCAGCAGACGCCGTACCTACATAATACAAGCTTTTAATGCGAGTACGGGGTAGGGCCAGCGAGCCAGTAGTACCAATGCTTACGTTCGTTGCTGAAGTCGCACTTGCTGTAATACTTGCAACATAGGTATAGAAGTTAGTAGAGCTAGCAGAGTCAGTATCAACACCCGCCACTACTTCCGTAGTGTAAGCTCCAGTAAGATCGCCAACCTTAATACCCACAATCGTAAAGTCTGTGCCCACGTTGTCGCCCGCACAGGTAATCAGGACCTTATATCCCGTACCGTACGGACTGACATCGTTGGTCAGCAGCGCAAGTGAGCCTGCACTAGTAATAGTAGCGGCGGCTCGAAGCAATGTAGCGCTTGTAGAGGGCGTTATCGCCCAAATATCTGAACTAGACATAATTCACTCCTCTATAGGAAAACCTATTAAGTATCAGCAGTGAATATAGTTGTAATCCAAGCACCGTCAGCAGTTGCAATAGCTTGCAGGAAAGTTTGGCCTTCCATAGTCACAGAAGCGCCACCGTTAATAGTTTCAGCAGTTTGCGAATAAACCTTAAGTCCATTAGTAGCAACTGAGCTATAAACAGTGATTGTTGCGCCAGCTAGAGCTGCGGGGAGGGCTACGCCCTTAGTACCGTCGGCACCAGCAACTACGTTAACACCAGCCGAGAGAGCGGCAGCAGTAGCAAGGTTTGTGCCAGTAGCAGTTACAGCAGTTACGGATTGAGTTACGTTACCAGTAACATCACCTACAAAGCCATTGGTCGATATGACCGGACCTGTAAAAGTAGTATTCGCCATTTTGAGAATCCTCACATGCGAGTTAATTTTGGGGTGCATCTGTCTGCATGTCGTCAGCCGGGACTGTCAGATACACCGGATGACCCCGGTATAGTTACTATATA